TGCAACACCAATAGGAAACTTACCTGTTCCAAAAATAACGTCTACAAGCTGACCAAAAGCAGCCAATACTTTTGTTTTTGTAACCTTAATAAAGACACGGGACTTTTCGCTTTCGCGGAACTTTACGTGTTTTGGATACATACCTCTAAAGTTATGATAGGCAGTAATCCAACGGTTCTCGTCGCTGTCTCGCGCTAACTCAGCTTCAGTGTATCTAGCCTCAATAAGGCCTGCCAGATTAGATTTAATCTGATCATCGACATTTAAATTCATGCCGTCTTCATTTTCAACGCTTTCAAAATACAGACTGTCTGCGTTTTTTGTAATTGTATTTTCTAATTCTGACATTATTTAATAACCAAAAGTTGAGTCGAAAGGCTTAAAGCTTTGCTCCATCTTTATATGGCGCATACGGTCTAGTGGATCTTGAATCCGTGGTCTAGACATAATTAAGTACCGTAAAGCGTCGTATGCGTGATCTGGAGCATGTGTATCAACATCTTCAGGGTTAGATTTATCCAGAGGAATACTTTGTAGTTCGCGTATCAGGTTAGGACAAGTATTAAATATTTGTAATTTGGGTCTTCCGCTTTGCTGAACTTTTAAGTATTCATGGATTTGAATTTTACCAGCTACTCTATTTTTATCGGCCCTTCTTAGTTTGTGACCACCCTTAACAAGCGTCTCACCAACAGTAGGACCAGTAGTTCCTGTTCTGTTCCAGCATGCTGTATCTAATACGCCCGGAACACTAAAAGGATCATTTATTTCCATTTCGGTTATAAGTCTTGCTAGTTCTGTAGCCAGTAGACCTTTACGATACAGTTCACGATAAATAATTAATGTACCGTCTGTTTTATCTACTGCGCCCCAAACACAAGCTGATTCAGAAGCATAACCATAGTCAATTCCTTTTAGACGCTCCCAGTGAAGTGGGATTTCAAAAGGATCAACAATGTGAACAAACCTATCGAACTCTGTAAAGGCTGCGCCCTCTGCAACTTCCCAATCACCTTCTAGAAGTTGTCTACGTTGTGTAGGCGGCAACGCCTTTAGCATCTGTTCGTAGCGACCATCATTAGCTAGATAAGGGTTATCGTCTAGCCTTGCTGGTATAAACTTTCTTGTTAGACCATCAGAACCCTTAAAAGATTCATTGGGTGGTGATGGATCTATGTATCTCTTTTTTACCCAGTGAGCGCCAACACCGCCGGGGTTAGCTGTGCAACGCATATAGGGGATGATCTCAGGATCAGTTGTACGTAAACGCGAGGCCAAGTAGTTCCAAGAAAACTCTGTAGACTGATGCGTAATCTCGTCAAAACCAATCCAACTATATGCTTGTCCTTGATAGCGATATACATCTGCGTCACGCTCCAAGAATCCGAATTCTATTTTAGCTCCAGACGGAAAGTTCCAGAGCTTTTCTACTTCTTTGTACTTACAACCGGGAAAGGCTTTCGGGTAGAGTTCACGGGATTTATCAATTAACTCTCGTAACTCTGGCATAGAGCGCCGCAGGATTAATGCTCTATGTGCTGCCCGATGAGCAAAGCGAAGAGGATCAACCAACATCGCGTAGCTCTTGCCTCCACCAGCCGCACCCCCGTATAAAACGTCGGTCTCAGAAGCTGCGAGAAAGTCTGTTTGTGGGCCATCGTTGGGCCTAAATATGACATTCTCTTCTGCGACGGTCTTTAGCGCGTTGGGCAGGTCTTCGGTTGTTGTTGTTATTTTACCTTCAGACTCTGCCTCAGTACCCTCTAGTTTTTGTAGTGTTTTTTTAGAGGTGCTATAAGACTTCTCGTAGTTTTTTAGCTTAGTGCGTACCTGCGCTAACTTTTTCTGCTTGCCTCTTACTTCTTGTCGGGCTTTTATTTTTGCTTTAGTTTCAGAGTGGTAGTTATAACCACGACCTTTTGAGCCTTTAGGCCTTCCGGGTTTCTTTTTAGGTGTGCCATCTTGCTTTAAGATGAAATCACCATTGTCATCTTTTAGATAGTTATCAGGGTTTTCGTCCCAATCATTCATACTTATCTGCTATCTTCTTTAAGCCAGTGTGAGATATGGAACGCCCTGTATCGTACTCCAACCACATTGCACCTTCTCGTAAAGATAAAACTTTATTTTTAACGAGAGGAACGACTTTATTCAGAGCCTTTAGTTCTTCTTGTATCTCTTCTAGATGTACGCCGTCTTCTTGCAGCCTATATCCAAAAGGAATGGTACTGCTATTCCGTCTCTTCATATTCTGCGTCTATAACAACTTCTTGTTTAGCAGGTAATATAAAAAGACCGTTGTTACCTTCTACGTTTACGTTCAGTGTATCCGTTTTTGATAAGCCAACACGGTCTAGGAGCGTCTGTGCGGCCTGTAGGCGGACGTTAGCCTGTGGGATAGGGTTATCACTCTCCATAACCTCAACAAGTTTTAGAGCGGCTCTAGGGGCGCTTTGAGCTAATATGTTCTCGGCTAGTTCTATTATTTCTTTTTTAAGACCTTTAACTACGGAAACATATGAGCCTTCCGCGTACCCCGCAAGCTCTGCTGCTTTCTTTGGATCACCATTACATGACATAAGATTGTCAAGAAAAGTCTTTTGTTTTATAGTAAGTTCTTTATTCATAATTAATAATTATATACCTGATTTACAGTTTTGTCAAGCGGTAATATGTCACAATAGCCTTGACAGATTCAAGTTTGATGTATATAATAGATTATGTAGCCCGGACGGGCATACATGTCTGTATCCCCGCCTTTAAAGCTCTTTGAAGTGCCGCCCTAAACTGGTTGACATTCTAAAATCTTCCAAGTTGTGCGACTATGAGTATATATAGGTGGTGGGGGGTATGGCCACCTGCCCCGCCCACGAAAGTTTTCCTAAGAAAACTTTTAAGCCTTGGTAGTTCTCGCATATTATGCGCCTGTAAAGTCTTCTTGGAAGACTTTTAGCTCTCCCTCCCTAACTTGACAAGCCCTTTAAAGTATAATCATACTTTAAAGGGCTTGTCAACCTCCCAAGATTTTGGTTTCCATCTTCAAAGTTTTTAAAAAACTTCTAAGAAGTTTTCTAAAAACTCAAAAAACTATAAATATCTCAGTAACTTGTAAAGTAAACCATTGGGGTTACCTAAGAAATCTTAGAATCTGAAAAAGGCGAAACAGCCCTTGACGTCTTTTAAAGCCCCCCTCATTTATGAGGGGGCTTAAAAGACTTACAAGGGCTGCCTCACCCAAAAGTCTGGCTGGCTTGACCGGCCTGAAAAAATTCGACCACTTGGAGATTTACTTATGAGTAATTTTGATTATACCTCAATCGATGGAAACCGTCCTGCAACTGCAAAGCAGTTTGGCGGAGTTGCAGCTCACATGGCGGCCTTGCACGATAAGACCCCTAAAGGGTCTTGGGCCTCGATCAGAATGTTCAAGGCGATATTCTATCGCAAGTATTCGGAAACGAATACTCAGATGACTCATGCTGAAGTACAGAAGTACTTCAAATGCAAGCAGGTTCCGAAGGAACTGGTTGCGATGATCAAGACCAAGCCTACGGCTTCAACGCCCACGAAAACTAAGTCGCCCGCGAAGTCTTCGAAGAAGACTACTGCGCCTAAGAAAACTGACCTCGAGCAAGTCGTAGCGGCTCAGGGCAAGCAGATCGAAGATCTGACCAAGGCAGTAAATATTCTTCTCACACGCTTCCAGTAATTTATTACTGGACTTTCAAGCCCCGCCTCGTGCGGGGTTTTTTATTTCTAGAGGGGTATTCATGTACACGCCTGAAATTATTAATTTATTTTTTGTAGTCTTTGTTGCATCCCTATTATTTATTTGGTGGAGTGAGAGATGAGAGAGATCATAGTTCAAATTAAATCTGTGTATGGTAACGAAGTTATCTATCCAGTCTGTGAACATTCTAAGTTGTTTGCAGAGTTAGCTGGTACTAAAACGCTGACCAAACAAGCAGTCAACGTAATTAAAAATCTAGGTTATACCGTAACTGTGGAGGCTCCTACTTATGAACTCTAGATATTCCTCAAAGGAATGGAAGATGCTTGAACGCATTCAAAACTCTAATCCTGATATAGATATATTATCTATAACTGCTTTGATGGATAACGAGCAGTTCCAAGAATACTTTGAAATTCAAAAAGAAAAGTATTTGAAGGAACGTGCTAATAGATTAAATGTAATTCTAGAAGAGGGCGTCTAGTCCTCTTTAGATTTAAAAGCCTTTGGCTTTTGAAAGGCTTTTAAATCTAAAGAGGACTAGGGAGAGTGTGATGAGCGAA